AGTTACGGGGAGTATATATTACTTATAGTATTATTATTCTTATTAGCTAACTAAGGACAACTACAGATCAGCCTATGTATGGTTGTAGGGCACACTTTGGGTAAAACCTTGGTGTGCCTTTGTTTTTATTAACCAACAGTATAGTTTTCCTATTTCATCAACAGTGGCATTATTTTTTATTCTGTTGGCTTTAGCACTAATAATAGCAATATTACCTTTAATGTAACCTAACTCAGGGACTATTTTATCAAGAGTTGGTGAGTTATCTTCTAACTTATTTGCTTCCCAATTTATCTTAATACCTAAAACTGGACAATAATCTAAGTTAATCACTAACTCTTTTACATCCTCTTGCTCAATACTAAAAGGATAGTTACCTTTCTTAGCTCTACTTCTAGCACCTGCCCATAAACGATACCACGGTGTTTGACATTGAGACAAACCTTGTCTAATGTAGTTTCTTACAGCTTCACCTCTAGCTTCTTTAATTTTTCTATAGTTTTCTTTTGATCTTTGACGTTCTTTTTCTTTTGCTTCAGCTTCAGTTAACTTAGGTTTACCCGAACTTTTAAAGATATGTCTGGTAGGGTACATTAAGTCATATAAGTACTCTGTGCGTTCTTTACGTAAGGTATCTGACAAAGGTTTACCATAAATAATTGTTATTGGTGTGCCGCCTAATCCAGCAATCTTCTTTTCTTTTCCTATATCCTTAGCTGACTTTCTGTTGTTAATCTTACGTTGGATAGCTTCAGGTGATTTAGCTGGCATACTTATGTTTCCTATATTTAAGTTTTACTTTTGTAAAAAGTATACCATACTTTAACCCCCTTGTCAATACCTTTACCCCCTTGCACTCTAAAAAAAATATAGCCCAAGTTTTGACTCGCATTGTACATACAGGCGGATGCCCCGTGGCCCCCCTTGGCTACCCCTAAGGATACAGCAAAAAGTTGGGTACCCTACCCTTTGGTCTTACCTTGGCTATCCTTTGGTGTTGCTTGGCTGGCTTTGGTACAGCTTTGGTATAGCTTATGTATTGCATACGGGAAATGCAGACACTTTAGTCTCCCCAATGCTACACCATTGATAACATTACATACTTTGGTATCATCCTTGGTTATCCCTTGGTATAATTTTCTAGGTTCTGATCTTATTGGTTTTTATTACTCATTATAATATAAACTGGACCTATCCTTTTGGACTAACTGGAGCTATCCTTTTTATTTTTTAATTTATCCTTTTTTGTTATTTTGTGTCTCTTGACAAAACAAGCCTCGGTTGACATTCTAAAGACCACACCAACAACAACATAACACAAGGAAACAAAAAAATGAAACACGAACCAAACACTTTAGCATATAGCATGACGGGTCTTATTTACGCCTTACTAGACGATGCTATAGTTTTTGATAAACCACAACTAACAAGACAAGAATTGATTGACATAATGCAAGAACGGTCACCTTGGAAGGGTGGCTATGATAAAGAATGGTTAGAAAATGTTGTAGATAACGCAATAGAGGAGTGGAATAAAATCTAAACTAACCCTTGACTCTCTCTTTTAGGTGTGCTTATGTACACCTATGACGGAAAGTCAAATCAACTTAATGAGGTGTAATATGCAACAAGTACACATTAGCAAAATGACGGGTAAACTTGACGGGTTCAAGGCTATCTCTACCAATACAATCACTAATGATTATTGCAACAAGCAACACATCAAAGGCAAAGCTACGGGTGACAATATATGTGGTGACTGTTACAGCCATGCCATGCTGAATACATACCGCAAGAATATGCAAGCTGCGTTGCAACGTAATAGCGATTTATTGTCCAGTAGACCATTGGAACCTCAAGAAATACCAAGAGTGACGGACGCAATGTTTCGCTTCAATGCCCACGGTGAGCTTATCAATATGCAACACCTAGAAAACCTCATGGCAATAGTGCGAGACAATCCTTGGTGTACCTTTGCTTTGTGGACTAAGCGAGTTGACCTAGTGTTCCGTTGGCTACGCAACAATGACAAGCCAACAAACTTAAACTTGATCTATTCAAACCCTAAGAAAGGACACATCATGTCCAAACCACCAAAGGGATTTGACAAGACTTTTAACAACGTACAAGAGGATGAATTTGTTGACCGTCAAAATTGTACTGGACAACAATGCAAGGATTGTCGTATATGCTACACCATAGGTAATATGGTTGACACAATCGTCGAGAAAGTTAAGAAATACTGACTTGACAACTAAACTAAACTATGATCTAACTAAACTTGTTTAAACACAAAAGGAGAAAAGGCAATGGCAACTAAACCACTTAATGACGGTACTCAAGGATTCCGTTTCAACTTCCTAGGTATCAAAGGTTTGACTCGCAAGCGCAAGACTTTGAGCCGTGGCTTCAAACTACAGAGGGCAACATGTATGCTAGCGCTTCACATGGGTAAGCGTAGTGTATACATTGAGCACAAACCAAACCAGAAGACAGAACGTAGACTTCACAACTTCGCAGGGTAATCAATGAAACTGTTTACAATCTCTCTTATGTCGTGGGTCTCAATGATACTCACCGTTGGAATACTAGCATCTGTAGGCTATGACATGAGAGGGGTTGACGGGCAGACTATCTTCTTGGTATACCTTCAAGGTATCCTAGCAGGGTACACACTAAAGAAACTGAAAGGATACGCAGATGTATTTATGGGGTAGTAACCTAAGAGAATACTTGATTATCATGCACAGATATGATATAGTGTGGATACCAAAGACAGAGGACGAGGAGGTACCCTTCTAATGAAAAGACCAGTAAAGAATAAACTACCAAAGGACTACTACTCCGACAAGATACTGAGTGAGGAGTTCCTAGAGGAAGAACTAGAGTCTCTGCTTCAAGAAGAGAGAGACCTAATAGATAGAATTAAGAATGGAGATGGACCTAGGGTATATGACTAATAGCCCCTTGCCCAAAGGCAAGACTATTATACACCCATCCTATCAGGTTGTCAAGGAGAAAATGACATGAGTGTATCAGGAGAAATAGAAAACCTAGAGTACGAGATCAAGCAACACGAAAATAAACTTGAGGATTTAAAGAAAAGACTTGACAAGCTACTCATGATTCGTCCAATGTCAGACGAGGAAAGACAGAGAGCAAAGGAGAAGTACGAAGCTAATCACAGCTTCGATGAGTACGGTAACTACGGTGAGAACAATCCACCCGTAGGTCACTCATTCGGTCAACCGTTAAGAAAGAAACAAGTATGGAGAACGTGTGTATCCTGTGGGGGTCCATCTTACAATGACTTCTGTGGGTTTTGCCAAGAGGAATTATAAAATGATGCACGAAACATTTGATGCTGAATTAGAAGTAGAGGTTACAGACAACACATGGCTTACAGTATGTGCTGACATCCTGACAGATGGTTACATATGCTACGAGACATGGAAAGACTTGCCACCTGAGATCACCCTAGAGATTGAACCACAGTTCAGAATCAAGTATCTCTATGATGAAGAGGGTAACGAGTACAGTCCTAACCTCTTGACAGATGAACAATATAAGTCTATTATGGACAGGCTAGTTGAAGACTGGTTCGAGACTAGCATTCAGAATGGATTCGGAAGAGAGAGTATACACTAATGAAAGACCACAAAGCAGACAGCCACTTCATAGGACATGAGCCATGCCCTAAGTGCGGCTCAAGAGATAACCTAGCTAGGTACTCAGACGGTCATGGCTACTGCTATGGGTGTGAGTATTGGGAGAGAGGTGGTATAAGTGGACACTGGAACAAAGGAGATGTGAAAGTGCAGCAACAACAAGCACCTCAAGTAGTACACCTTGAGAAGATGACAGCAGTGTACAGAGGTATGCGAGGCATATCCAAGGAGACAATGGAGTTCTACGGATGCTACACCTACCTCAACAGTGACGGTGAGGAGAAGTACCAGCAGTACGTCTACCCCTCAGGTGGTATCAAGACACGATACTTCCCTAAGGAGTTCTCCGCTAAGGGTCTCAAGTCAGATGAACTATTCGGCATGAACCTGTGGAATGCTGGGTCAGGTAAGATAGTTACGATCACAGAGGGTGAACTAGATGCTATGTCAGCATACCAAATGTGCAAGCACCAGAGATATAACTCAGCCTTCGTGTCATTACCTTCAGCCTCACCTAGCAGACGCCTATGGGAGAACGTAACTGACTGGCTCAAGTCATTCGAGAAGATAGTCCTGTCAATAGAACATGATGACGCAGGGAATGCAG